GTTCCTAAAACTTGAACCGTTCCTGATGCCACAACTGATTTTTTTACATATATTAATTCATCATCAATTTCAATAATACCCTTACTTAAAGCAGAGGCATCATCTACTGTTATTGATATATCACCAGCAGCAACAGTATTAGTTGCAATAGTTACTGACTCTTGGTTCTTAACATAACCACTAACTTCACCAAGCGTTTGTTCTGTTAATTGATTTAACGTAGCCATTATGCTTGAACCGCCTTTCCTAAAGTATCGGATGCCATAACAGCAGCCTTGATATCATGCATCTTTGTGGATCTAGGTTGAATACCTTGTTTTCTTGCATTTCTGTATGCGTCTAATTCTGAATTGGCTTGCTTGGATACCGCATTAGCCAGTGGATCTGTAATACTAAAATTTGCTGCTCTTGCACATTCGCCCCAGTTAGCATGGTCTTGGGTCTTACAACCAGATCTACAGTTACTCATCCCAGATGTAATCTCCATAACCTGCTGCTGTTAGCTCAGCAGCTTCAGCGTCCGTAATAATATTGTCATACCCGCCACGCAATACACGTTGGTATGTAGCAAGATCGCTGTCTTTAGGGACAACAACTGTTGACCATGTTCCATTATTCTTGATTACACTCTTACCAATTGGATAAGATACAAACCAAAGATCATTAGGACGACCAAGTTTGTAGCGGTAAGTAGGTCCACGAAATATCTTTGTCATTACCACTTAACCTTATCTGCCCAATATGCTGCTGACATAACACCTTTGTTAATGTTTTTAGCATGACGTGCCTTGAAAGACTGACGTCTTTGTCGGTAAGATTTTGTCTCACCAGATTTCTTTGGAGAGCCAGATACGCCCTGTTGACCAAACCTAATTGTTTTTACTTGGGAGCCAGACTTGGCTACAACTACATGAGATTTTTTAGGATGTGTCGGTGTTCTCTTTGGTTTATTAAAACCAGATACACCTGCTCTTTTAAGCCTTGGGTCCATTCTTCTTGTACTCTCCAACTTTTCCGAGTATTGATTTGATACGTCCGTCTTTGTTTATACGAACTACCATTCCATTTTTAATCTGCATTGGGTTAAAACCATCATGGCGTTTATAAGTGCCACTAGAAGACATTACTTCTTCTTACCCATTTTCTTAACCATTGCTTTTTTCATAGCAGGTTTTACTACCATTTTCTTGCCTGACTTCTTGGCTGCTTTCTTAGCCATAGCCATTCCCATTGGGGAATAACTAAATTCTTTTCCGCCTACATTTGGCATTGCCTTCTCCTTTTATTGTTGTTGGGTGAAGAGGGGCTGTTGCCAGCCCCTCTTCTTTATAACTATTGTGCGATGCTTGACTTCGTCTGGATGACGTAACGTGCTTCCTTGCGGAAGATGTTCCATCCAATAAGAGCCTTCCATCCAGCTGGACGGAAACGCATCAACTTATCAGTTACTGGACCGATAACGGTCTTTGGCTCATAAGTAACTGCTTCAATAAGAGCTTGCTTACCAAGAAGAACAGTTGCGTATACCTTTGATGTGCCAGAACCTGAGATAGATTCTGCACGAGGTGTCTCAATGTAACGAACCTGATCAAAGATTCCGATCTCACCTGTCCATAGGTTACCAACACCAGCTTCGGTGTAGGTATGAGGTAGTTGCCATACAGCAGATCCGCTTGATTGTGCTTCTGAACGAAGGTCATAAGACACATCTGGGTGGATAAGTGCTGTGTAGAAGCCACCATCACGAGGTTGAACATTTGCACCACGTAGTCTTGCAACGCCTTTACGAGAAAGTGCTGCAGTCATATTTGCTGCGCTTGTGCTTGAAGAAACGTTCTCACCATTAATGGTTGATTCATCAGCAGATGAAGTTCCTGTGTAACGTCCTGTTGCAAGTGATGTCAATTTGCTCCATACTAGAGAATCTAGTGAGTCACGCATGTTGAAAGACAACATGTCGGCAACTGCTGGATCAATTGCAGACAAAGACTCTAGAGCAAGTTTTTCAGTTGTGATAACAGCATTACCGTACTCGTTAACTGTTACGTTAACACGGTTAGTGTTGCTCAACTGTACTGCATCTGGATCTTCAGTCTGGGTTAGTGCTGTTGTTTGACGTGATAGATCTGTGTAGACCTGGAATACGACAGTGTTACCTGGGTTTGTTACATCGACAGGACGCTTGTCCGCAAACTTGCGGAACATTGGCTCTGAGCGAAGGTTAAACTCGATATACTTATCATACGCAGTCTGGATCAAGTTCGACATTGTTGATGTCGTAGTTGATGTTGCTGGGGTTATAGGCATAATTTCCTTCTATTAGGGTTTGATATGGACTATCAGCGTTTTAAGAAATTGGTTAATTCTTCTGGACTTGATGCGTTAGCAATAAGTGAAGAGATGTCTCGACCCACATTCGGATCAACATCACCATTCTCAAAATCTGATATTTGCTCAAAAGATTGAGCGTCAGCGTCTGGTTCATAACCAGCCTCTGATTCATCAACGGCAGTAATTCCAAAAGCCTCGCCGTATTCGGTTAACCATTCAGAAACTGCATCCTCGTCGGCTTCAATCTCCGATGGAATGAACTGAGCGATTTTTGGATTTAGTCCAAAGCTCTCTAGGATTTCTCCTACTGAAGCTTCGTGACTATAAGTTTGAAACTCCTGAATAACTTGATCTCTTTCCTTAATTTCTTTAGAAAGTAGGTCAACTTGTTTACGTAGTTTCTTTACTAGATCAGTACCAAAATCTGAAGAATCATCTTCGAAATCGTACTCTGTATATTCTGCCATTGCGTTTTCTCCCTATAGTTGATTGGACCCTCATCGGGTTTGCACCACACGTACTCCTCACCAGGGGAAGTGATTCGTAGACGTGATGACTACCAGACTTATACACGTTACCTGGGCTGGCGAATCAGGAACGGAAACTAGTTATACGTCTGCTGTTTTAGATCTACGACCAAGAGATGACGTATCAATCGCAGACTTCTGTTGGAACATTGCTCTTTCTTGAGATGCAAGTCTCTTCTTCTTAACGGATACATCAGTGCCACCAGCAAGTGCTAACTCTTCACGAGCAATATCTTGCTCGCCTGCGGTTTCACCATATAGACCCATTAAGCGTCTGTAATCTCTTTGTTGTGTAGCAGCGGTCTGGAACGCAGACTCTGCTTGACCTGCTTTACCAGCAGTATAGATTTCTTCAGCAAATGCTTTGTCAGACATCTGACCTGCACGAAGTGCTGCTCCACCAATTTCAGCAGAGGTGTACATCTTCTTGGCTTCTTCAGTTGTGTATCTAAATCTAGAATCAATTAAATTAATTGCTCTATCTTTATCAAGAAGGTATGCTGTTAAATCCTCATTGGTTAATCCATAGTAATCTTTAAGTGCTGTTTTAATACCTTCATCGGCATTGTTCAAAGCATTTCTGGCTATGTTAACTCGATCAGTTAATTCTGCTGTGCTTACACCAGCAGAAATAAAGTTAGTAAAATCTTCTTGTTGATCATAGAATCCTGTAGGAAGCCCTGCTTCTCTAAGGATTTCTTCGTAAGCTTTTTCAGTTTGAATATATTCATAAGGTGTAAGAAGCCTATCTCCAGGTCTTCCTTTGCCGTCTGCCATACGCTTTTTAATTGCTTCGTTAGCAGCAAAACGAGTCTTGTAAGCTTGGCTATTATAAATACTATTAAGAACTTGAGCATCAGTTGGCATGATGTTCTCTTCATAAACCTTGTCAATAGTTGTCATAAGAGAATCAATGTATGCTTGACCTAGTCCAGTATTTTCAAACATCTTCATTACTGAATCACGAGCACCAAAGTCTTTATATGATTCTATTAAAGATCCTTGTGTACCATCTGACATGGTTTGATAAACTTCAACAACGCCACCAGTTTTACGTACAGTCTTCTGACCAACAACTTTTGGCTTAGCAGCTTCAGCTGCTGCTGCAGATTGCATTGCTGCAATTTGAGTTTGTAATGCAAGGATCTGTTCATTAACAGATGCAGTAGCAGCAGCGGTTGGATCAACAAATGTAGTTGCTGCTCCACCCCCACCTGATGGTGGTTTATTATCTTCAGTAGGTGGTTTATTATCTTCAGTAGGTGGTTCTTCTGGTTGACCATCACTGCCAGGAGTATTGTCTCCTCTTGGATCTGGTTCTGGAGTTGGTGTAGTTACTTTGGCTGGTTTAGGCGCAACATTTACTTTTGTTCCAGAAAATATTGTGCTACCACCAGCATACTTAGGATCTGATTTAAACTTAGGATTTAAATCATAAAGTTCCTTAAGGCTTATACCAGCATCTTTTGCAATCTGACTTAATGTGTCGCCTCTTTGAACTACAACAGGTGGAGTAGGAGGTGCAACTGGCGCAGGTGCGCTGGTTGATTTTGAATATACCTCTTGAAATGCACCAACAGTTCTTGCCCAGTTTGCTGCGTCTAATGCACTCATGCTAGGAACCCATGATCTCTAAGAATTGTTGCTCCGATATTTGTTTTTTCTTCTTTGGCAGTTTGAGTATAATCAAAATTAATATGACGCCTTGCTGCCTTCTTTGCGCCATAAATATTCATAGGAACTATATTTCCATCTTTATCTGTGTAGTTGATAACCTGTTGAACAGTATCGTTATTAAGATCTACATCTTTTGGATCAACTTCCCAAGTATTAGCAATAGCTTGTAGATATGGATCCGCTGCTTGACGAGCTGTTTCACCACGTAAGATTCTGTCTTTTAAACCAGGGAATAATGACATAGCACGTTGCTCTAATTCATTATCAACATCTTCTGGGTTTAAAGTTCCAGCAACCAATCCTTTGATTGTTGCTTCAAACCATTTTTTAAATCCATCATTTGATGTAGTTGCTGGGTAACCATAGTCATATGCTCTGTCATATAAAGCTTGAGCCATAGTCTCAAGCTTTCCATCAAGATCATAAACAACCTTGCCATTACTTTCAAAAGTATTTGTTTTATCAAACTTAATAGAGTCAGCCATCAACTTGTTTAAAAAGTCTTGGTTATATCTAATAACCTTGCCATCTTTAATAACAGCCTGTTGCATCATCTGATCTGCATACTTAATAGCATCTGCTGCAGTAATGGTTAAACCATTACCTGCATATTGTTTAATAATGTTACTTGCATTTAATTCTAAATCTGCAGCATATTGACCAGGGTTTGTCTGCTTGTAATATGCATGTTTACGTTGAGTGTCTGTTTGGTTCTTATACCAAGTAGTTCCCTGAATAATTTGTGTCTGTAGCGCAGGATCTGTAATCATAGTTCCACTACCATCAAGCCCAAGGATTCTATTTAAAGCATCTTGAAGGCTTTTATCTGAACCGATAACGGCAGCAGCAATACCAAACTTTGCTTCCAAAGTTGCCATAGATAAGGTATCCATTTGTGTTGCACCTGTAGATGAGATACCTGTATTTACAACAGTGCTACTACCAGGAGAAACACTAGTAGTTGATCCAGTTACTGGTGGAATACCTGGTGTATTTACTACTGGCTTAGAAGTATTAACAGTAGTTGGAATAGTGAGTTTAGTTCCAGAAAAGATTGTACTTCCGCCATTGTATTTAGGATTAGTAGTTAATACAGGGTTGGCAGCAACAATCTTTGCAACTGTTGTTTTATTAGCTGCAGCAATCTTGGATAATGTATCGCCAGATTTAACGGTATATCTATCTGCCATCACTCACCACCTGTCCAATAGCATTTGGATCAGTTAATAAACCACTGACTAGTTTTAAGAAATTCTTAGCAGCAAATGATTCTGCGAAGTCTGGTTGACTGCGAGCAAAGTTGCGAGCAAACATAGTTGGATCAAATCCAGTTGTTTGAGTTCCTTTGGTAGTTGTCTGACCCAATTCAAAACCTTTACCACCAGGAGCAGTAGTTGTAGTTCCCTCAAATATAGATGGTTCTTTTGTAGCAGCAACATTCATTGCTGCTGTTCCTGCTGCTATTTCATTAGCAGAAGCGGTACGACCAAGCTCTTGTTCCATAGTATCGGAAATAGTTTGAGCACCAGCAGATGGGCTATATTGAGTTACACGCTCATCACGTACTTTGGTAGTTCCATACTTCTTGGTAGCACCTTGGTAATCTGATGGATCTAAAATATCTAAGTAGTCTTCTGGGTTAGATGTTGCACCACCAACTACTTGAGTCCAGTCAACTGCATCATTCCACACTTTTTGTGCTGCGGATTTAGGAACACCTCTGGCTGCAAGTTCTGCAATAAATTGATCATAACGTGCTTTGTTATTATTCTTTAAGAACTTAAACCAAGCTTTGGCTTCATCACCAGTTACTGATCTTTGTACGCCAGGGATATTAATTGCTGCAATATTAGAACTAAACGCAGGGTAATTTGATGTAGAGGTTGATGTCGCTGGAAATTGAGGTGGAATCTTTGAACCTTTTTTATAGGCTTCTGTTCCTGGAACTAGACTTTCTCCATTAGGACCGTATCTTGGTTCAGCCATTATCTCACCACCAAATCTGTACTTAGTTGAGGCATGTTTTCAAACCACCTTGCTGAGAATGCGTCAAAATCATCTCCCGCTACTTGTAGAAAATCAAAGTGCCATTGAGACAATTGACTTCTTAGATCTCTTTCACGACGTGGATCGTTCATAACCAAGTCGTATTCTTTTTTAAATTGCTTAATCTGTTGAAGGTAGAAAGAAATTTCATTCCACTTATTAGTTTGTTTACCAGCATGGTTCATCCACTTCTGGTTATTAACAATCTCTTCAATTACTGGAACAGTTACATTCCAAAAGTCTTTTTGACCTTGCTGACGTTCGTCAGCCCAGCCTTTAAACTCTTGACTGATTCTTGCAACTTGGTCATTAAAGTATGCCTTCATGCCAGTTGTTTCGTATCTAGCTTCTGAGGTAGATTTAATGGCATACTGATACATCATGGCATCTCTCCACTTAGAGAGCTTGTCATATTCATACCATCCACGTCTTGCCTCAACAGATGCTCTTACTTCTTCAGAACTCTTTTGTTGAGTCAATGGTGAGTTGTATCCACCAGGGAAATTTAATCTTTTATATATAGCAGCAACTTCGGTTGAGTACTCATCCGTTAAATCGCCATAACCAGTAGATAACATCTGTGCAAATTTAGTATCGTATCTACCGATACTCTCTAATAACTCTGGGTTATTACGTAGCATCTTGATATCGGATAGGTTTGCTGCTACTCCTGCTATATTCTTTCGGTTAGATCCAATAAATGCTAGACCGTCAACACCAAAGTCTTGAACAAATCTATCTTGAGCCTTATCG